CCCGGTTTCAGCAGGGGCCCGAGAGACTGGAGAGCAAAACCTCCCTTCACAAACAAACCAGTTCCAATACCTCCGGGCAAACCGGGAGACCGCCCAAGACCTACTCCTGCAACCGTAAATCCTCGCGAAATTCCGGGTCGCGACGTGCAAAAAAATCCTCCGTCAAGAATGCAACCGAGGACCAGGACGCCGAATCCCAACTGGCGAAATCCCGACTCCGACAGAGATCGCAAACCGCGAACAGGACGGAGTTTCAATTTGGAGCGCGGAAACAACAATTAACGAGGTGAGCCATGGAAAGGTTTTGGTACGGAGCTCAGGTTCTTAAAGTTATCGACGGAGACACGATCGACTTGATGATCGATCTTGGATTTGACATTCACCACAAGATAAGGGTGAGGCTCTACGGAGTAAACACCCCGGAATCCAGGACCAAGGACGCCGCCGAAAAGGAAATGGGTTTGAAGGCGAAGTCCTTCACCAAGGATTGGCTGGACGGGCACCAATGGGTTTTCGTCAACACGATCCCCGACAAGAACGACAAGTACGGAAGAATCCTCGCCAAGATCTACTCGTCGGACCAAATAGGCGATCCAAAGACGGCTTGTCTCAACACCGACATAATCCAAGCCGGGTTCGCCAGGGAGTACTATGGCGTAGGCGACAAGACCTGGTCGGAGTACAAACACAAGTGAACAAGAATGACAGAATCGATTTGGACGACCGGTTCGAGGCGCTCGAGAAACGAATAGAGGAGCTGGAAACGATCGTCGCCAAGTTGACGAAAACCAACGCCGATACGAAATACCCGTTGAGCGACATCCCGAAATTCGAATGGAGAAACGGATTGGGTATCGCTACCGTTTACGACATTTACAAGGGAAAAGCTTCAGGCTGAAACTGGTTGCTCGAGCGGGAAGAGAAAAGTCCCCGCCTCCCACATGAGCCCGATGGCTGAATACCCCATCACGTCGACGACGTTATCCAGCAGGGATTCGTTTTGCGGATCTTCCTCCGCCCCCTTGGCCACGAGATTCTCGAGCCTCGCCGTCTTGTCCTGAATCCTGACGATCAGTCCGATTCTTCCGAACCGCCTGATGTTTTCGTGCCCGTAGTCCATTTGCTTCCTGACGAGTATTTCGTGGACGCGTCCGGCTACGGTTTCCGACGAGAACAACGGGTCGGCGCAGGCCAGGGCGCCGAACTCCCTGCCGTAAAAACCGACCATGCGCCACGCCGACACGACATCGTTGCTCGAGCCTTCTTCGGCGATTACCGATCCGTTCTCGTCAAACTGGCATGCGATCAGTTTGTTCACCGACTTTCTCAGTCGCGCCAGTCTTCCTTTGACGTCGGAGCCGTGCTCCAACATCGGCATGTAGTGGGCGATCGGGAAGGACTTGCACACGTATTGCCCGTGAAATGCGGGGAGGAACTGCAGTAAGGCGTTGTGGGCGGCGTCGTTCCACGACGACGGCGAGACGATCCTATTCGAGTACTGCAGCATATTTTTTCGCTATCCATTCGGCCACCGGCGCGGCTACGCCGTTGCCGCATTGCTTGTACCTGTGCGTGTCGCTCAGCTCTTTGCCGTCGTCGGTCCACCTCGTGTGGTCCTTGGGCCAACCCATCAAAGCTTCGCACTCCGAGGGCATGAGTCGCCTGACGACCATGTTTTGCACCACGCCGTTGGATTGCTTGGTTCCGGCACGAAGGGAGTGGTGTATGCCTCCGTCAACCAACCTGTCGTTGTATTCGTCGTAAGCGACGGCCTCAACAGGCTCTATGACCAAATTTTCTCCCCTGGAAGAAGGGACCCCTCCGTCCCCTCCCGACCTGAGCGTCATGGCCAGTCCGTCGTTCATGTCCGTATGGGCGACGGCGTGACCCGCTCCACCCGTCCTGAGCGTCGGGAAAGCTATCTCGGACGGCTGCGCATCGAGACACTGGGTATGCGAGAAACCGATCGCCTGGGCGACCATGGGCGTATTGAGTCCGCCCGTACCCATGAACGCGGTCAGGGTGTTGATCGTGTCCCCCTGCATCCTCACGCCGTCCTGTCGGTGGGGATGAAATACCATCGTTTCCTCGTTGTCGTAAGCAAGCAGAGTTTCGCTACCGCCACCGAGATCCCCGCCGGCGGCCCTGAGGGTTCCGACCCCTTCCACGTATTTGGCGAAACTCGTCGCCGTGAAAGGCTCAGGATCGTTCACTCCGAACTCGAGCCTTTCTTGTCCCATTCCGGATTCTTGTCCACCACCGCTTGCAACGCCGCTTTGAGGCGAGGCGGAAGCGTCTTGTTTCTTCTCACCGCTCTTCTTAGAATTCCTGCGCAAGCCCTCGCGGACAGGTAATATCGGGTAGGTACTTCGCTCTGCGGCGCCAGTATCGAAGAGAGCACACACGAAGACGCGCCTTCGTCGTTGGGGGATTCCGAAGTACTGCGCATCCAGGACTGCCCATTCGACAGCCACAGCCCCTGCGAGAGCCATTTCGTCGAGGACGACCCCGAAATCAGCTCCCTTGTTGGAGTTGAGGGCTCCTGGGACGTTCTCCCAGATTGCAAGTCTTGGAAAAGCTCCGTTTGTTGCATCGCGCATCTCCCTGATTATCCGCATTGCTTCGTGAAATAGTCCGGAACGAGAACCGGTCAGGCCGGCTCGTTTCCCGGCGACGGAAAGATCCTGGCACGGAGAACCGAAGTTGATCGCGTCAACTGGTTGAAGAAGCTTTCCGTCGACGTCCCTTACGTCGTAGTGCTTGGGAATGTCGGGCCAATGTTTGCGAAGAATCCGCTGGCATTGCTCGTCCCACTCCACCTGCCATCGGCAACGCCAGCCGGCGGCTTCGAATCCGAGATCGAAGCCACCGACGCCGGCGAAAAGACTGCCGAACGTGAGAGTCAGAAGGGTTCTTCTCCGTCGAACGCTTCCTGCTGACTGCCTCCGCCAACCCGAGCGGGTTGCTTGGACTGCGGCTTGGAACGAGTCTGTTCCTTGCCGTTGCCTTCGGCCTGCTGGCGCTGCTTGCGATCGAACTTCTCGATCGAACGGACCGAGATTCCGATCTCGTCGGCGAGAACGTGGATTGCCGAACGCTTCTTGCCGGTCTCCTTGTCTTCCCAGCTTTCCTGCTCGAGGCGACCGGTGACGGTGACCCTGACTCCCTTGGAGAGAACCGATGCGGCGTCTTCGGCCAGGTTCCTCCAGGCGATGACGTTGAAGAACGAAGTCTTCTCCTGCTTCTCGCCCTTGGCGTCGGTCCAATAGTTGTTGACCGCGACCGAGAACGACAACTTGGACGTTCCCGAATCGAAGTACCTCACCTCCGGATCGGCAGTGAGATTTCCGGTGATTGTTACGGGCGCTAATGACATGTCAGTATCCTCCTGGTGTCGGTTGAATTCGCCACTCGCAGCATAGCACGGGAAAACCTACGAGTCAAGACCTAGGCACGTGCTAGCTTTATCCCCATGACGAACGAACCGATGACGCCGGAAAAAGCCAGGCTATACGTGATAGATCAGCTCCAAGACGCCATGTTCGAGATGTCGTTCGACCCGGAGGGGACCGAAAGCGACCACAAGGAGCTCTTCGATCGTTGCGGCGACGTCGCCAGGGGCATTCTGGAGCTCACCCAGGCGGAAGTGATCACCGTAGACGAGGACGGAAACGCCCACGTAAAGTTCATTCTTTCCCATCTTGCGGATGGAGAACCACCCCCGAGGGACGGAAAAAAAATATCGTCTTGACGGGTGGAGCTGGGGGGAATCGAACCCCCGTCCGAACCGACGCCAGAGAAATTGATACGACCATCCCCGCTGTGGTGCTGTCGCAACACCGTCGGCGGGTCGACTACCTAGTTACCTAGGCCGCGTCTCGTCTTTCCGAAAAGTCATCGGTCTTTCCCGACGTCAGCGTGCTTTCCCGCTGTCATCCTCCGCTTCTGTTGCCGGGCTGCGGTGGATCGGCCCCGTGCGACCTTGCGGCTCACGAGTGCTCTCCGACACCTAACGAATTAGGCGGCGAGAGCGAACTGCTTGTTGGCAGTTGTTTGGTTGCCCTGTTTAACGAGTCCGAGCAACTCGGGTCGCATTTTCTACGGATGAACGGATCGTCGAAACCTGTCAGCCCCAAGAAACTGCCATTGAATCATACCATGCGAAGAAAAATCACTCCTTGCCGAAACCCCTCTGGAGAAGACTCAGCACGAGTTGCTCCGCCGACTCCCGTTCCTGATCTTCGTATGTACCGTCCACGGCGGCATTCACCACTTCGCGCTTGGATTCGATCAGCGCGTAGATGCTCTCGTCAACTGTTCCATCGGCTATCGAATAGGTGACCATCACGGAACCTTTTTGTCCGAGCCTATGACAACGGGAGTAGAGCTGGTCCACGTCAGCCGGCGTCCACGGAAGTTCCACGAAAAGGACTTTCTGCGCCGCCGTGAGAGTGTGACCCGTCTTGGCGGCCTGAATGGAGAGGACTATGGCGGGAGCGTCTTCGACGGGGAGAGTCTGGAACTTCTTTTTGGTTTCCTCCACCTCCTCAACCTTCATACCCCCCTGGATCTTGAGACCCCCGAAGTGCGAGGCGAGCTCGTCGACGACGTCCCTGTGGTGGGCCGCTATGACGACTTTTTGCCCCGCGTCCACGTTGGCCTGCACCCACTCCTTGATCGCCTCCATCTTCGCCTTGGCGGCGAGCCTGCGAAGAACGGATATTTTCACGAGGTGCAGATGCGACTCGGCCTTCATTTTCGCCACGACGGCCGCCGAACGGGGCGACTTGCCGAGCTCCTCGGCTATCTGTTTCGCTCGTTCCACGAGGTACTCCACGATGTCGTCCTCGGCCTTCGCGTATTCCTTGGCGTGTTTCTCCGACATGCCGACGTGGTACATGTCGTGAACGACGTCGGGAAGCTCGGTGAGAACCTGATCCTTGGTTCTCCTGATGTAGCAGGAGGAGCGGAGTCGATCGTTGAGCTCCTCGAGATTGGAGGCTCCGCTGAGTATCCAGTGCCCGAACTTGTCCTTGAAGGCCGCGCAATAGCGCCTGTAAAAACCCCACTCGCCGCCGAATTCGTCGAGCCTTCCGATGATCCCGAGTTGGCTCGCGTACTCCATGGGTCGGTTGGTGACGGGAGTCCCGGTAAGGCACAGGACGATTCCCTGACCGATTCGCTTGGCGATCTTGGTCACCGCCCTGGTTCTTTGCGCTTCCTTCGTCTTGAGGTAGTGCGATTCGTCGCACACGAGGCTTTGGTAGCCGGTGAGAGCCTTGTACCAGTGGTGCACGTTGGAATAGCCGATCACGAGAACGTCGTGCTTCTCTTCCGGGAAGTTTTTTCTGTCGGTTATCACGGCGACGCTCCGATGGGGAGCCCATTTGGAATACTCGGCTTTCCAGTTGAGGACGAGATTGGGAGGACACACGACGATCGCGGGGAAGGCCGACGATCCGTTTTGCTCCGCGTATTCGAGGGTGGCTATGGCCTGAAGGGTCTTACCCAGTCCCATGTCGTCGGCGATGAAACAACGACGCGCGTTGAAGGCGTAGCTAACGCCGGCCAACTGGTACGGAAGAAGTTTGCCGACTATCCCGTCCACGTTTATGTCCGCCGACTCGGCGCGGGAAGCCTCGGTCATCGTCTTGCTGGAAAGCTTTTTGGATTCGGCGTACTCGCGAAGATCGTCGGGAACTCGCATCTTGAACGATTCGGCGAAACCGATCACCTCCATGGCGGAGGTTTTGGGGGCTTTCCACGCCTTGGTTTTGGCGTTCCAGGTGACTCCGGGGATCTTCTTTACCTGTCGTACCTTTACTTCGTCCCAACCGAAATCTATGTACACCCACGAATCGGTGCACGTTATTCCGCCCGGATCGTGCAACCTGTTGGGAGCGTCGAATCTCATGACTGCGGGGTCTATTTTGAAACCCCTATTGGAGGCGAACTCCCTCGCCGCCCTGATGCTGGTCGCGGGAAGTCGCCATACCTTCCCGAGCTTGTCCCACCTGGCGCCCTGAATCGTCTTCACGGCCTCCACGTCGGACTGGTTGTAGGGGAAATCGAGGACGAGCTCGCCGTCTCCGAGCCAAAGGTACTTCTGATTCACGCCACTACTTTCGTCTTGCGGCGCTTCATGCGCTTGCGCTGGCTTTCGGTCTTTCCGCCCCATATGCCGTGCTCTATGTCGTTGTCCAGAGCGTACTGAAGGCACCGTTTGCGAACGAAGCAAATGGAACAGGCATGCAAAGCAATTTTAGGACTCTTGCGGCCGACGGGGAAGAAGTCGTTCGTTTGGGGGATCGTGGCGCACCTGGCTTTTCGTCGCCACGCCTCTCCGGGTATGTGAATCATAGGTAAATCTCCTTGTAGGTAGTAAGGGCCACGCTACGGCCGTTCGTTACCGAAAACAACCTTGTTGTAAAATTTCCCCATGCGAGAAACGAACGAAAAAGAATTCGATTCCATCCTTTCCTCGGGTGATCCGATCGTCCTGGACATATGGGCCGAATGGTGCGGACCCTGCAGGGTAATGGGTCCGATGCTGGAGGACATATCGTCCGCCTACGAAGGCTCCGTCTCCTTCTACAAGTCCAACGTGGACCAGAATCCGTCGCTGGCCAAACGCTTCAACGTGATGAGCATTCCGACGCTGCTTTTTTTCGAGGACGGCAAGAAAATCGGATCCGTCGTCGGCGCCATGGGTCCGGACAAGATCGTCGCCAAGATAAACGAAGCTTTTCGCATATAGGGAGCGTCCTCGGCAGGAGTTGAACCTGCGACCTGCGGCTTAGGAAGCCGTCGCTCTATCCAGCTGAGCTACGAGGACAGAACTACGTCGACGTAAGATGAAGTCGGCCCCGGGAGTCGGAAGAGGGAGGGTGACCCCGGGGCCGAACTTCGCTCGGTCAGATTCCTTTGAGGAACGCCGAGAGCTTGGTGTCGAGTGCCGAGCAGAGGCGGGTGAGCGTCTCCAGGTTGGGCGAGAAGTGTCCGTTCTCGATCCTGTTCACCGTCTTGCGCTCGATTCCGGCGGCGTCCGCGAGATCGCTCTGCGACATGTCCGCCTTGGTGCGAGCGACGCGAAGACGCTTCGCCACTTCCTTCTCAACCATCGTGATTGCTTTCTTCATGTTGGTCCTCCTGACCTATTGATTGTTTTTTATTTCGTCCACCAGGGAGACGTCGCCTCCACGGTGAGCGTACTGGTACATGGCGGAACCTATCGTGTGACAATAGCTACCGTTTCCGCAGGCGATCTCCTTATCGGATTCCGCCTCCCAAGCGTCCCAAACGACGTAGGGCATGAAATCGGTCCATCTGATACAGAACAAGAGCCATCCGTTTTCCCTCGGCGTGAAAGCGACTATCGTCGCCTTTTGCTTCTCGAGAGGCATCCCGACCTTGACGGAAGAACTAAACATCGTCGCGCCTCTCGGCGGGAGCCAAAAAGCCGCACCCGTTGCCTGCGGGGTCCCTGAGCGGCACGAAAGCCGTTCCGTCCTCGAATTCCACGACGACGGCGAAGTGCTCGTGATCGAAGGCCCACCCCATCTCGTGGCACTCAAAGGGGCTCATCGGCCGGACGCGGGAAATCTTTTTCCCCGTCATCCAACCGTAGTTCCTGGATACGAGTTCGTCTCGGGTTTGTTCTCTTGTGGCCACGGCGATCAGCTCCAAAGCCAGACCACGAAGCCGCAGAATCCGATGAAGAAAACGGGATACATCAGGCGTCCACCGTGGCGTCAAGCTCGGTCACCATGACCGACACGACCGAAGTCGCCTCGGTCGCCTTGTCCACCGTCGCCTGATCGATCAGGCCCATGTCCAGTGCGCTGGCTACGCGCTTCTGGTCCAACTCCTCCACGACGAGCTTCTTCAGCACGGCGGGCTTGACGAGCTTGCTCAGCTTGTCGAGGATCACCTTGGTGCGGACGGTGCGTCGCACGAACACCTTGGACGAACGGCCGGCGTCGTCGGCGATCACCGAGAACTCCACGCCCTCCTTGGCGCATGCCTCGATGAAATCCTGCTCGGCGATCTTCTTCGCCTTGACCGCAACGTCGTACGACGCCTTGGCGTCGGCGAACGCTCGGGCCGCCTGCATCACGCTTGCGGGCTTCTTGCGCTTGTCTGTCATGTCTTCTCCTGTAGGTAAGTGGATAACTTGTGGGACACGCTACGACGTAAACGGAGCGATTGCAACCCCTAAGGGAAATATTTTTGAAATACCTACGTGGAATAAGGTGTGACAATAGTCACGTCAAAATAACCGAACGAAACGAGGTCGTGACGGTCAGCTATAGGTGGGAGTGCCGGGCACGGTTGCCTTTCGTCCGTGCTCGGCATTCCTGCACTATCGCACTTGCGTTTATTGCGTTTGAGCGGGCGGCGGGAATCGAACCCGCGCAGTCAGCTTGGAAGGCTGACGCACTACCACTATGCAACGCCCGCGATATACCTACCAACGCGATTCTACGAACTCGTGGACCTCGGGTCCGAGGTGGTTCCTGTAATAGGGGTCCAACGCCGATCCACGAAGCTCGTCGGCGGCAAGTGGCTTGACCTTGTAAAGGAGGTTGAAATAGACCTGGCCGTACCTAGCCCATGGCTCGATCAACCTGAGGCGCTCGTACGTGATGCTCGCCTCGGCGAGGAAGTCGTTGTAGGAGAGATATTCGGTCGTCATGCCGGCCATGATAACCGACGCATGGGTATGTGGACCAGTTATTGGAGGGATCAACGACGCAAATACTTGCCTCATACGTCAACTATCTGCATCGTTACTGCGTAGACGACTTCGCCCAGATCACGAAATTCGTGATTCAACTATCGGCATCGTCAATGAGAGGAAATCGTATCGGTTTTCTCTCACGACGAAAAAGCGACCACCCCACCTATCCCCTCGCCGAGGAAGGACCAGTGAGTACTAGTAGTCCTTCTCAGTGGGGTGGAACGTTTGTTCAATTGTACAGCGTGAGACCCGATATCAGAAGAGCTCGTTCTTTTCTTCACTAGCCAGGAGCCCGGACAGCGCCGAGAACCGTTTGATATCGCTCAGTTTGGCGAGCCGTTCGGGAACGATCACCAGCAGATTTCGGTTCTTGACTTTTGTCTTTGCTACGAGGCCCGCGGCGACGAGTTGGTCCACCGACTTACGAATGGCCCCTTCGCTCACCCCGAGGAAGACGGCCAGGGATCTCTGGGTTGCGTCAGGCGTCTCCGCCAGGGCCACCAGCAGTCTTCCGGCGGCGCTAAGCAAGTTGATTTCGTCGGGGGGAGAGTAATAGATCAGCTTGTGTTTGTCGAGCTGCCTCATGACCGTCTCTGCCAGCTTGCGCGCCTCTTCTCCGTCTCCGACGCTGTCCTTGATGGCCTTCGCCAAGGCGTCGTCTATCGAGTGCTTTCTGTATTCTCCCGAGGTCACCGACTTATCCTATTGCGCGAACGCGTCCCGCCGGTATAAGGTTGCTCCCGCAGGAGGAGACGTGGCCAAAGACGCAAGGAAGACGCCGAAGATGGATCGCGGAATAGACCGACTCGCGCAGAGGTTGAGGAAGATCGGAACGGCAGCCGAACACGAACAACAACACTTGGTCTGCCCGATGGCGAAGATTCTCCACAGGCTCGACGACGAAACCGGAAAGTGTCTCTACGACGTGCTCAACGACGACGTCACGACCACGACCGACATCATCAGGGAGATGCGCGCCTCGGGAATAAGAGTCGCCCGTCAAACGATCTACGACTACAGGGAAAGAGTGTGCGCTTGCGCTCACCAGGACAAGTGCGGACTAGACGAACGATTCCAGAATTAGTAAACCACGGGGAGGGTTTATGAAAAAGCAAAATCCAAACGAAAAAAAGCTGGCCGACGGGATGAAACGGATGAAGGAAAAGTCCGTGGATGCCGCCAAATCCAAGAGGGTTCTCAACGCCATCGAGGAGATGATCCGGGCCAAGGGAATAGATCTCGCCGACATCGGGGCGATCAAGAAGGTATCGATCTACCAACAGGTCACCAAGCACGCCGAGGGCGAGTTCCAGGCTGCCGAGAAGCTGGTCAGCGCCGCCAACGCGATTGCCGCCGAGCCGGTCGCCATCCAGTTGCGCTACCTTCAGACGCTGACCGAGATCGGCGTCGAGCAGAACACGACCGTCGTCTTCCCGATACCGGTTCAGTTTCTGGACTCGCTCACCAGATCGTTAAGGCCGGAGCCGACACCGGAGCCGGTCGAGACACCCGTTGAGCGTCGCCGTGACACGCAACCAGTGCCGCGCGGCTGACGATGGACCCCCGAGCAACACCGAAATGGAGTTGAATGTGTTCAGAGCGCTGCTACTCACAGTCCTGCTGTTCATCCCTGGGCTGGTCTCCGCCAAACCGCCCCGCAACCTGGTCGTTCTCTATGCCGATGACTGGCGCCACGACACCCTTGGCATTGCCGGCCACCCGATTGTCCTCACTCCGCGCCTTGATCAGCTCGCGCGGGATGGGGTTCGCTTTCGTCACGCCTATGTTACAACCGCAATCTGCGGAGTCAGCCGCGCCTCCTTCCTGACCGGGCAGTGGATGTCGCGCCACGGAAATCAGGCCTTCGAGGCCTTTCGAACCCCTTGGGAAGAGACCTGGCCCGGCCTTTTACGCGCCAATGGCTACTACACCGGCCATGTCGGCAAGTGGCACAATGGACGCTTCCCGGCGGAACGGTTCGATTTCGGACGGTCCTACGCTGGTCGCCACTTCATCAGGCAGCCCGATGGCTCGACCATCCATGTCACGAAGAAGAACGAACTCGACGCCCTCGAGTTTCTCCGGACGCGTCCGACCGACAAACCCTTCAGCCTGACGGTCGCCTTCTTCGCGACCCATGCCGAGGACGAGAACCCACGCCAGTACCTCTACCAGGCCGAAAGTGGCAGCCTCTA